GAGGAGTCGTGCCTTTTCACAGTATTCAGTCCAGCCGCTGACATCATAAGGATCAGGACGATTACGATAAGTCACAGTCCACCATAGGTAAAGTTCTTTGATCTCTTTTGCACGAAGAGCCTGTCCAGTTGGTTTGCCATACTCTGGATGATCTGGTTCACACCAGTCGGTGTTAGTCAGAGTCATTGCCCAATCTAAATGATCAATGCCTGCTTGAGGACAACGCCAAGTGCGCCAACGGAACCAACCTGTAGCCCAGAAAGGTGCCTTATACTTTGCCTTATCTTCTTCGCTACCCCAAGCAATATGACTCCATGCTTGTTCTATTTCAACAAAGTCTACAAGTTCGTTGAAGAGGCAAGGAAGGAACCGGTTGCCCACGTCGCACCAGTTACCGGGCTTAATATCGCGAGGGTGAGCGGTAAGACTATGAGTGCGACTAACCCAACGGTTATTAATGTAATACTTAACATCATAGATCTTTCTAACAGGCCAGGTGACAAAATCTTGGATATAGCTTAGGCCTTCTTCAGCTAGCCAATAACGGACAGGATGATAGCGTTTGGCTTCATCTTCCCATTCGGCCCAGCCGTCCGAGGTTAGCGCACCCTTTTTAGGTGTGCCTCGAACCCAATCTGCGAACGGGGAGCATGACCAGTAGTTTGTGTGTTGTGCCATAATAAAGTAATTATACAGTCTTTCTAGAAACTTGTCAAGACGATTCTTTTTTGAATCAAAACTTTCTTTGGTAGCCTGCTAGATTGAGCATGATTGAATACTGCTCATAGGCTTTTTGGACAGCTGTGTTCGATTGGCGATACCAACTTTCCTCACGTTCCTTTTCCATAAGCATGGAAAACATGTCGGCGTCGCTATATCCGTGAGTATGGTTGCCAAAAAATCTCTGTTCCATTTCGACTAGGGCTCGAAAACGGCTTTCGGGTATTTGAACTGTGTAGACTTTTTCCGTTTCATATTTTACAAAGTCCTTGCTTATAACATCTGCTCGCAGGGGATCTGTAAAATACCTAGGAGGGTAATATCTAGCCCTCCGTTTTTGATCATCTACGATTTGTACCTCGTAGTTTTTACAAAACTGATCAACTTTTTCTTTCATTGTACTAGGATTTCTGCTAGAGGAAATATTTCTGCAATTACTTTTGCACAGGCTTTAGCAATTTCTTGATGCTCTTTCTGGGTGCCATTGGCCGAGCGTAGTTCAATAAAATGCACCCATGAACGCAATGTTCCATTCATATACAAGCGACTTTCTATAAGACCTTCTGGTAATACAGCCCGAGCCTGTTCCTTGGCTATGCCATTAGCGATAGCCCATTCATACTCTCGTTTGGCAGCATAGATGACTCGCTGTTGAGCACGATACCATTCATTTTGTAACAATTGATCATCGACGTCGACGCTATTCTGTCTGTTCTTGGGGTCTTGAAGTCTAGCTTCCCTTGTAACAAAATTGAGATCTTTCGTTGGGTCAGCATAGCGTTGAGAGAACTCTTGGAAACTGAAACTTCTGTGTCGCAAGATTTGCCGGGCAATGTCTCTTGTTGTGGTAATTTCGATACAGGCGGAGACCATTTCGAGCGGTGACCAGTGTTGGTGTTTAACCAAATATCGGATAAGTTTATCTGATGTCTCTGTATTAAGCTGGTTGCTGGGATTGCTGACACGGGCGCAATACGCAATGAGTTCCTGTGCATCTGCAATACCCATGTCTTGATATTCGCCGGTGGGTTGGCTGTAGGATAAAAGTTTAACATTCATATATATTTACTGCTTAGGTTCTTCGACCGGTTCATCAAAACAAAGACTTTCCATAGTCTTGTAGTGTTCGTAGGCTTTTTTAAGAGCTTCGAATCTTTCAAGTTTTGCCGGATCAGGCACTAGTATGGACAGTCTTTGTTCCATTTTCTTCATAAATTCTTTTAGACTCTTACCATCAATTTTAATATCTGTACCAGCGGCCATGTCGATACCATCAGTGCTAATGTTAACGGTGCTTGAACTATTCCAATTACCGTTGTTTATAGCGTATCCACTAGTCCCGGTAGTCCATCCGGTATTGCTGTTAATATTACCAATAGTAGTAATGCCACCAACAGTTGTGCCACCATAGGTAAAGGTGCTACTGGGCAGAGTTATTGTATTGATATTTGAATATTGATCCGATGAACCAGTAAGTGTAATAGTATCTAGGGTGTCAGTCATGGTGCTTTGAGCAGCACCATAGCTGCTTAGATCAATTTCAATATCATCAAACGTGATACTGTCCTTGTCGCTCATGATTAGGCCTTGGCTTCTTTGCGAGCGTTCTTTTCTTCTGTGATTTCGTTGCGACGAGCTTTAACTGCTTTGCCTACTTCCTGTAATGCTTTGCGAGCACGGGTACCTGCGGCATTGTTACCTGCTGCAAATTTTGCGTCTTCTGCCAAGAATGCTTCCATTGCTGCTTTTAATTGTTCTACTGTGTTTGACATAATGTTTTCCTTAAGTTATGTTCTACTACTTATAATAGTAATTGGTGTGGTCGGTAGGATTCGAACCTACAAAGCGATGTCTAAGACGTTGCCCTTGCCCAAATGCGTTTCACAACGGACCGGAGGTATACCAAGTTCCACTCACGACCACACATACAGTATATAACCGCAAACGCAAAAGGTCAAGACTTTTGTAGTTAAATACTGTCAGATTATGACACAAGACTTCACAAAGATACCATTCCATAACATAACAAGATTTGGTCAACGCACCATGTTGCATCGCCCGTTATTTTCTACCAGTTGGATTTTGGGCCGTTTCTGTAATTATAACTGTTCTTACTGTTGGCCCTATGCTAGATCGGACAAGGTAGATCACCAGCCTTTAGAAGTATATACTAATACTGTAGATGAAATCAAACGGCAGGCTCGACTAAATGGCTTTAATGAATTTCATTGGAGTTTCAGTGGCGGCGAACCTACTGCTTACCGACAGCTACATGATTTGATTAAACACCTTGACGAAACAGAAAGCACATACCAAAGTATCCACATGACAACCAATTTAAGTCCTGGAAGTAAATGGTGGAATACCTGGTGTGCCAACACAGCATTACTACAACGCAGAAGTATCACAGCATCATTTCATGATGAGTTTGCTCGAGAGCAGGAATTCGGTGACAAGTGTCTACAGTTATTGCATGAGCGTGTGCATGTCACAGTCAATCAAGTAATGGTCCCGGAAAAGTTTTATGAGCTTTATGAACGCATGTCTCGGCTACATGCTCGTGGAATCAATGTTACGCTCAAACCGCAAAGTGATCCTACAGCGAGTCGTGTAGTCGATGGCTACACAATAGAAATGATTGATCTATTACAGACTGGATTTCCTCAAACATCACAAGGCGAAGACGTTTATCAAATAGCATTGTATGATACAGACAACAAAGAATATTTGTTCGATCAAGCAGAAAGATTTAATGCTTTTGGTTTTAACAAATTCCAAGGTTGGAGTTGCAATAGTGGGTATCAAAGTGTTATAATAAGAGGTAATGAAGTGAAACGATCATATAGCTGTCACGACCGACTATTAGGAACACTAGAGAGCTTTGAGCTTTTTAAAAAACCAACAGTTTGTATAACACCTAGTTGTGTCAGCAGTGCTGATTCAAAGATACCAAAATGTATAAACTAGAAAACATAAAAGACATACATCTAGAATTAACAAGTAAGTGTCAAGCACGATGCCCAATGTGTCCTCGCCGAGTTAACGGAGGGATACTAAATCCTATTATGTCGTTAAATGAGATAACACTAGAACAATTTAAAGAATGGTTCTCAGATGAATTTATAAATCAACTGGATAGTCTGTTTATGTGCGGCAATTTAGGTGATCCTATTATTGCTGAAGATTGTTTAGAGATATTTCAATACTTAAAAGAAACTAATCCTAACATACGATTGAGCATGCATACAAATGGTAGTGCTAGAAATATACACTGGTGGAAAAAATTAGCAAAGTATAAAGTTAAAGTTACATTTGGAATAGACGGTTTAGAAGATACACACAAGTTATATCGCATAAGCACTAATTGGGACACCATTATAAAAAATGCCGAGTCATTTATAAAAGCTGGCGGCGAAGCAGAATGGCACATGTTAGTGTTTAAGCATAACGAACATCAAATTGAAGAATGCCGTGCGCTAAGTCACAAACTTGAATTTAAAAAATTCACAACCAAGCATACTAGTCGTTTTAAAGATAACAAATTTCATGTATTGGACGAAACAGGCAAGACTGTTAATATTCTTTATCCTACTAAACTTAGCACTTCACATACAGTAAATGTGTTGTCAGTATTACCAGCAGAGATACAATGCAAGGCAAAGAAATATAGTCAACTATACATAAGTGCAGACGGAGGAGTTAGTCCGTGTTGCTGGTTGGATTTTTCCTGGCAGTTGCCTAACCAGGACAATAGAATAAATTATATGGATAAAATTGGAGTTTATCCTAACCTAAATAAACAGTCGTTAATAGATATATTTAATTCTGGTTTCTTTAGTAAGATTGAAAGTACCTGGTCAACCGTTCCTTTAATGGAATGCGGCAAACAATGTGGACATTTTGATAAGCTAGGAGAGCAATTTGTTAGTTGATACAGAGCACTTACATCACTGGATGCAAGCCATAAGACAAAGCTCAGATCCTATGAGGACCATGGATGCATTCTGGTCTGGACAACTTAAAAGCAAAGAATGGTTAATCTCAAATTTAAGAAAACACATTAATAAATTTGTAGGTATTGATATACATGGTGGCTGGGTCGGTGTACTAGCCAGTATGTTGTTCCAAAGTGATATACCTATTATTAATATTCGTAGTGTTGATATTGACCCTACCTGCGAATCTATTGCGGTTAACATGAATAAGATTGAAGAAATGGTTGGCAAGTTTCGTGCTGTCACAGCAGACATGTGTGCTCTTCGTAGTGATGCAGATGTCATTATCAACACCAGTTGTGAACACATAACACAAGACCAATATGACACATGGTTAAGCGGAATGCCACATAGCAGCCTACTAGCATTGCAAAGCAATAATTATAATATAGATGAACATGTTAGGATTGCTAACAGTTTAGAAGAGTTTAAAAAACAATGCCATCTGGACAACATTTTGTATGCCGGGGAACTTGATTTGCCGTTGTACAAACGATTTATGATTATAGGAAAACAATGATAGAATTAGGGTTAGTTAAATGGTATAATGACGCAAAGAGATACGGGTTTATTAAAGCAGACTCGGATGGAGAATCTATTTTGGCACAGAGTCATTCTATTGTGGAAGAACCAAAGACTTTGAGAGAATTTCAACGTGTAACTTTTGAAAGATTTGTAACTGATAATGGCCTAGAAGCACGTACTATAAATATCGCCATGAACCCAGATTTATCGATTTACGAACACGAAGTTATATCATTGAAAAAACAACGACTTCATCTTTCTTCATTTGTAGGACATGTCTTATTAGTGGTTAATACTGCCAGCCGATGCGGACTTACACCTCAGTACGAAGGATTAGAAAAATTATTTCAAACATATAAAGATAAAAAATTTACAATCCTGGCATTTCCGACAAATAATTTCGCAGGACAGGAGCCTAATACAAATGCCGAAATTTTAGATTTTTGTGAGACAAATTATAATGTAAGTTTTTATGTTATGGAAAAATCAAATATTGTAGAACAGGATAGTTCAAGCCCTGCACAATTCGCCGAAACTGCACCTAGAGAAATAAATTCTTTTTATAAAGACCTTGCCACCAGAACAAATGTTTTACCGCAGTGGAATTTCCACAAGTATCTAATTAATCGTACGGGTTCTATTATTAAAAGTTTTGATCATTTGACTCAACCAGACAATGATGTATTAATTAACGCAATCGAAGAATTTTTGGATAGTAACATATGAAAATATTAATGACTGGATCATCGGGATTTATCGGATCTCACTTAGCACCACTTTTAGAAAAAGACCACACAGTTCATCATCTCAAAAGCGATCTAACAGATCACAAGAGTGTTCAGCTAGAAGTAGCTTCTGTACAACCAGATATCATTGTGCACCTAGCTGCACGTACAGAAGTAGAACAAAGCTTCTATGAACAAATTACCTTTAGTGAAATAAACTATATAGGAACAGTTAATTTAATTGAAGCAGCCGCCTCTGTTAAAAATTTAAAGAACTTTGTGTTTGCTAGTACTATGGAAGTTTATGGTTGGCAACCTATTAGTGATACTGTAAAAAATGGCGCCATACCTAAAGTATTTGAAACATTTGATGAGAACACTCAGCCTAACCCCAATGCTCCTTATTCTGTAGCCAAATATGGATGTGAGAAATATTTAGAATACGCTTACAGATGTTATGGATTGCCATTTACTGCTATACGTCAAACAAACAGCTATGGTCGTAAAGATAACAAGTTTTTTGTTACAGAACAAATTATTAGTCAGATGCTAGAAAATTCCAAAGAAGTAAATCTTGGATATGCTGAACCGTATAGAAATTTTATTTTTATTGACGACCTATTAGATGCTTGGATTACAGTTATTACAAATCCTGATAAAGTAAACAGTGGACGAATACTTACTATTGGTCCTGATGCTCCTATAAAGATTAGGGATTATGCACAAAAAATTGCCAAAAAATTAAACTGGCAAGGAACGATTAATTGGGATACTAAATTGTTCAGGCCTGGGGAGATTTACTGGCTTAATAGCAATCACAATCTAATAACTAAATTAACTGGATGGTATCCTAAAGTCAGTTTAGACGAGGGGCTAGATCAAACTATTAAAATCTGGAAAGAAAAATATGATAGTAGAACATAAGTTAAACGATGTACCGAGAATATCTGTTTTTGATAATGTACTATCTGCTGAATTTTGTAGAGGCATGATAGAAAAACATTCCAATGCTGGAATGAATTCTAATTCTGGTTATCAAAGTCGTGTTGAGTCGTATGCCCAAGTTACAGAAGAAGTTGAAAATAGAGGAATTAGTCTAGGTGTTGATCCCTATGATTATGATATAATAGCAACAGCTATTGTTAATGTTGCTAAAATTCCATATTCTCACATAGAGGCTATTGATATTTACAACTATCACGAAGGACAGTATCTAGCTTATCATCATGATTACTGTTATGACCCTAGACAAATCAACTATTATAAAAACGGTGGCGACAGAGTCGGAACCGGTATTTTTTATTTTAATGATGATTTTGTAGGCGGAGAAACTTATTTTCCTAAATTTGATGTATCTATTACTCCTAAGACTGGTTCCTTTTTGTATTTTGAACAATGCTATGACGAAGCAACTAATTGGGACACAATACATGAAAGCAAACTAATTACCAAAGGAACTAAGTGGATCGCTAGTTGCTTTTTTAGTGATAGGCCTAGAGTAGGATGGTCTAGTAGAGATCATTTGTATGCTAACGGATAATTGGATTCCTTTTTACAAATATAATGATCAAGGTGTGCCTGGATGCATGTCTCAGCAGACCTATGAACCGTTAATAAATCCGGAAGGAACTGTATACTGTGCCAACTACGATCATAATAATCTGTATCAACGTAAATGGCAACCAGACCGTGTGGGTTACACTCAAGACGTTGTTGAATACTTTTTTAACAAAGAAGTTGGGTATGCACACAAATTTAGCAACAAGCTATGGGCGCCGGAAATTATAGATATAGATTATGTTAGCAAACGTATTTTTTATAAATGGTACGGACCTACTTGCAATGAATTAATATATACAGGCAGGACTTTACCATCTGATTGGAAATTACAACTTCGAAATATCATGATGGATTGTTATAATGAAGGAGTTTACAAACTTACAATGTATCCACATTGCCATTACTATGATAACAGCGGAATTATGCACACGCTAGATATGTATGGGTGCGTTGAAGTAGATGATCCGTTTATTGAAGCAAAGTATATGGATGGGATAATTCACGAAACCGCTAAATTTAGACTAGACGAGACCGGACCTAAAAATAATAATAGATATGATTTAGAAAAAATGTTCTTCAATAGTTTATGCACCCACGTAAAATGGGGAGAATGCGATTTAAATTTTGTCTGTCAAAATATAATTGGAGATAGCGATGAAATATATAGGTAACTGCGCAGATAAAATAGATTGGAATGAAGTAATTAAATTATGCCAAGAGAGCGTAACAGGAGATAGAAACACTGTGGTCTCTGTGGTTGAAAGATCCGAAGTTAATTTACAGAATCGAGAACCTATGCAGGCCAAGGTTTTAATGTCGGTAGCAGAACAAATAGCCAACGAACAATTGCTTCAAGAGTATAGAAAAGTGATAGGAGATTGGCGTGATGCTGGATGTGACCTGGATAAAATTTATTGGTATGATTACTATCCAGGGGATCATTATCCAGAAAGTATATCAGATACATTTGCTGCCATACTAGGAATTCGCCCATTAAGAGTTTTTGTAAGTGAAGTATATCCGGGTATTACAGTGCCCTATCACTGGGATGTAGAAGATAAGGGACCAGAGTGGTTAAAAAAATACGGAATGCTTTATAGATATACCTGCTGTATAGATGCGCCGAGGGTCGGAAGTGTATTAATCGTTGACGATCATTGTTTATATGATTTTAAGCAAGGAGACATTTTTGAATGGGATAGTTATAGAAACTATCATTCAGCTGCCAACGGCGGCGAACACATACAGTATTATTTTCACATGTTAGGATATAAAATAAAATGTTAGAAAGAGTTGGTAACTGTTCAAAAATTATAGATTGGAACGAAGTTATAAAAGAGATTGCTGAACAACGACCGGCCTATATCGGACCTAGCCACAAGGAAGATGATCCAATTCCGGGCCTTAAAGAAGTAACAGATTTGTGGAAGCGTTCGGGATTCAAAACTGTTGCTGATGGTGGAACAGTGGAATGGGACATGTTTTTGCCTCATACAAATTTTAATATTTCTATCGCTGAAAAATTTTGTGAGTTTGTTGGATTGAAAACGTATACAAGCTGCTGGATTAGTAGAATAAATCCTGCACGTTGCTCACCTTGGCATTGGGATGTCCATGACGATGAAGTAAATTTATCTCAAAGAACAGACATAGTTCGATATCATTGTCATATAGGACAACCGACACACGGTCATGTTTTAATAGTAGATAATTTTTGTTTATATAAACAGCCTCAGGGAGAAATATATAAATGGCCATCTAGAACAACTTGGCATTGCGGATTAAACAGTGGGCTAACTCCGAAGTATCTTTTTAATATATGGTGATGATATGATCAATGAAAAATACAGTAATGAAGATGTTCCTATTCAAGATACATTTTATATGCAAAAGTTTATGGAGATTCAACGTCAAAATGTTGTATTATCAAATAAACTACGAGACTTATATGAAATTCTTGAGATCCGTGGTGTTGTAGAAATGCATTTTGGGGATAAGTTTTTTAACATCTTAAATGATACACCTGCATGAATAAAATTAAACACTGGCAAGAGAAAATTGAATCAGTATCAGGAAGCAAAACTTTTTGCATATTGCCCTGGATACATTTTGCCACACGTCCCAATGGCGACATGCGACTATGTTGTAATGCTAACAGTAGTGGAGCAGGAACGGATCACGAAATTGGTCTAGTAAAAAACGAAACAGGTCGTCCTGCTAATTTTGGACGGGAAACTCCTATGAGCGCATGGAACAACAAATACATGCGAGATGTACGTTTAACTATGCTAGAAGGAAAAATTCCTTCTAGCTGTAGTAAATGTATTGCTGAAGAGTCTAAAGGTGTTGCTAGCAAACGTATTTGGGAAACAGGTACTTGGATAGAAGACGGTCTTGATGTTGAAGAGCTTGTTAAACAAACAGAAGAAAATGGAACAATTCCTGAACGTCTTGTTTATCTAGATTTAAGATTAGGACATACCTGTAATCTTAAGTGTGTTATGTGTAGTCCTCATGATAGTAGCATGTGGGTTTCTGATCATAAAAAGATATATCCTCTATTCCAGACTAAAGAACTTAAAGATCAAATGGCATGGGATCAATCAGAGTTTAACAATAAATGGCACGAAAATCCAGACTTCTGGAAAGAAATGTATACTCAGATTCCTAATCTAAAGCAAGTATACTTTGCAGGCGGCGAACCTTTGCTTATTAAGGAGCATAAACTGTTCCTTAAAGAAATTGTTAGACAAGGATACGCGGACAAGATCCTGGTACGATACAACACAAATGGACTATTAGTAAATGACGAAATTATCGAACTCTGGAAAAAATTCAAAAAAGTTAAAGTGGGTTTTAGCATCGATGCTGTCGGCGACCGTAATTACTATATACGCTATCCCAGTGATTGGGCTACTATCGAACGTAATCTTCACAAGTTAGATAACACTCCTGGCAACATACAAGTTAGCATTGCCACTGCTATACAAATACTAAACATCAAACACTTGCCTGAACTTGCCAAGTGGAAGATACAACAGAATTTTAAGAAAGTAAACTTTGAAAATATAACTGGTGGAATTGAAGCTGGCGGCGGAATTGTTAACATGCACTTGTTGTATATACCCACGTTCTTAAGTATTAGATGTTTGCCTGAATATGATAAAGAACAAGTGCGTAAGAGCTTTGCTGATCTTGCTACATGGTTGTATACTAACTATAGACAAGATGAAGACTTTTGGAAAAACAATCCTTACGGATGGAAACGCTGGCAGGCAGTATTAGACTTTATGGATGCCGAAGATCACACTGCTCAGTTACCTG